TTTTCCAAGCGAGCCAAAAAAACATTTAAAGGACGACCTAAGTCTGAAGAGTGGAAAAAGATGATGAGCGAGAAAATGAAGGGGCGCAAAAGAACAGAAGAGGAAAAAAAACGCATAAGTGAAGGCACAAAAATTGGAATGATTAAGTCAGGAGCTGCTGAAAAAATTTCAAAAGCTTTAAAAGGAAAACCAAGAGATTTTTTTTTAAGAGGTAAAAAATGAAAATAACATCAAACTTAAGTCACATTTTAATAATTAGAGGCAACTATATATTGCCAGGTGTAAACGTTGTCAAAGATAAAACAATATTAGAGCACCCATCAATAATTGCCCGCATTAAAAATGGTCAACTAATAGCAGAAGATAGCGACTTTGATTTTAAATCAATGCATGTTTCGACATTAAAAAAAGAAATAAAAGATATCTATAGCATAGAATTGCTTGAAAAAATTATGCATGAAGAGACTAGACCCAGCATAGTTAAAGCCGCTGAAGAGCAATTAGAAAAGTTAAGGGAAGAGGATTAATATGAGTGTAGAGCAAGTTTTACTAGATATAGCACCAGAGACGGCAAATCTAGAGCCAACTAGAAGAGCCAACCTAATCATATATGCGACAAAGCAAACTAATTTTGGATGTGGCTATATTAAAGAACTTGCTATTGCTTATTTAGCGGCTCATATGAATGCAGTTAGCACCAAAGGTGGAGCTAGTGGATCCGTTACATCAGAAAAAGAAGGCGATTTGGCTCGTAGCTTTGGAGGCCCAACATCATCTGGGCCATTAGGAGCGACTGGATATGGTCAAGAATATTTAAGACTTAGAAATAAATATGTATTAACACCTAGAACAAGACAGGTAACGATACGAAGTGGCTGTTAAAGATAATGACAAAGGCTTTAATAGAATTAAACGTGAGCTCAAGAAAATAGAGAGAGCCGAAACCAATGTTGGTGTGCAAGCTGGAGAGGATCACGATGAGTCAGAATTGTCCTTGGCACAAATAGCTTTTAATAATGAATATGGCACCTCAAGAATCCCATCACGTCCATTTATGCGTAATACATACGCAAATAATAAAGAAAAATTAAATAAAATAATAGATTCAGAGTTTGGCAAAATATTAGATGGCGCCAGAGACACAGTTACATCCGTAAAGTTAGTGGGTGAATGGTATGAGGCAGCTATTAAATCAGAAATCAGAACTGGTGATTTTGTCGCAAACGCTCCATCAACTATTGCTGAAAAAAATAGTTCAAAACCACTGATTGATACTGGTCAATTAATAAATTCTATTAGGCATGAGGAGAAATTTTAGTGAGCTTTCCCCAATTTAATAAGACTTTTAACGTAAGAAGATTAGGACCAGGCGCCTATGTAAATGGATTCTGGCAAGAGGGCGTGCCGACTGTGATACAAATACAAGCCTCAGTGCAGCCCGTTCGCGGTGATGAAATGCAAACTTTACCAGAAGGAAGACGCGATTCACAGGCGGTCAAACTCTACACTAGCACTAAGCTTCAGACGGTTGACGATGACAACCCAGATATCTTAGAAGCGTTCGACGCGGACTTTGAAATCATATCTGTAGAGCCATGGCAAAGCGATGTCATTAATCATTATAAATGCATTGGGGTCAAATTATGAGTTTAAATATTAGCACAATACAGCAAGCCTTTTACGATTGGGTGTCAACGAAAACAGGTGTTACAACAATCTGGTTTTTTCCAAATGCACCGCGTCCAGAAAGGCCATATATAAGTTTAAATATTGCAGAATTATCAATAAATGGCTGGGATTATGAGACACCGCCAGATGCCACAGGCTTAGCGTCGCTTTTTGGAGATAGGGATTTGACCCTTGAAATAAATCATTATGGGCCTGGTGGATTTGAGGCCTTAGACAAATTGCGCACAAGCGTTTTAGAATTTGCAGTTCAACAAGACCTTTGTGCGGCCGGCATTGGCCTGGTTGACCGCATGCCAATTACAAACACCACTGAGCTTTTAGATACAAAATACGAACCAAGAGCGATGATGGAAATGATGTTTAGAATCTCCAACCAGGGAATTACCGATGCAGATACTTACGACGTTGGATTAATCGAATCTGTAGAAGGCACCGCATGTGTTGTTGATGATAATGGGAATGTTCTTTATGAAACGGATTTTAACGTTCCAAATACATAAAGCATGTTTTCAATTATAAAATGAAAGTATAATTGATTATGTAACTAAATAGATATAATCTATTATAGAGAACCACTCATATTAGGAGGATCACCATGAGTATTAAAGACATAGTAAACGTCCAGATCACAAGAGAAACCACTCCAGTTTCTCAACTTGGTTTTGGCACGATGATGGTTTTGGGAACCCATAAAGTTTTCCCAGAAAGAATAAGATTCTATCAAACAGCCGACGCCATGCTTGATGATGGCTTTGGTGCAGACAGCCCAGAATACGAAGCGGCTTCACTTGCATTATCTCAAATCCCTTCACCAGTGCGCGTTGCCATTGGTCGTCGTGATGCAGATGATGCGGTTGTTACAGTGTCTGAAGTTGATGACACATTTGAATATTCAGTAACAATTAACGGCACAGAATTTGCTTATCAAGCACAAGCAGCTGACACAAACTTATTAATCGCTGCAGGCTTAGTAGCTGCAATTAACGGTGGTTCAGAGCCTGTTACTGCAACTGATAATCTTGATGGCACATTTGGTTTAGCGGCCGACGTTGCTGGCGTATATTATTCATTAGAAGTTTCTGACAAATTGACATCTGCATTATCTGCAAGTCAAGACATCGAAAATGATTTGACTGATGTTAATAATGAAAACTCAGATTGGTATGCACTTGTAATCACATCACGTTTAAAACAAGATGTGTTAGATGCAGCCGCTTGGGTTGAGGCTCGTATTAAATTATTTGGTACCGCATCAAGCGACACTGAGATTTACAACGTGCTTTCAACAACTGATATTGCTGCCGAATTATTTGCGTTAAATTATGCTAGAACATTCCTAATGTTCCATGACGATGCTGCAACTTTATACCCTGAAGCTGCATGGTTTGGTAAGCAATTGCCAACACCTCCAGGCTCTTCAACATGGGCATTCAAGTCACTTGCAGGCGTTCCAACTGTTGACCTAACAGAAACACAACGTACAAACATCCTAGCTAAAAATGCAAACACATATGAGCTAAGAGCAGGCGTTGCCATTACTAAAAATGGTCAGGTTGCAGAGGGCGAATTTATTGACATCATCAGAGGCGTTGACTGGTTAGATGCTCGTATGACTGAGAGAATTTACTCACGCTTGGTTAACTCACCTAAGATTCCATTTACAGATCCAGGTGTTGCAATCATTGAGGCGGAAATCAGAGCACAGCTCGATGCTGGTATTGCTCAAGGTCTCATTGCTTTAGATCCTGCATATACAGTTACAGTGCCGCTTGTTAAAGACGTTCCATTTAATGATAGAGCTAACCGTAACTTACCAGATATTAAATTTAGAGCTAACTTGCAAGGCGCAATCCATGCAATTACAGTCTTCGGAACCGTGACAGTTTAGGATAATATAAGGAGTACAACCTATGAGTGTAAGAACATATGACGCCGCGCAAGTGGTTTTAACAGTAAACGGGGTTGCTATCGGTGGTTATGCCGATGGTACCTTTATTTCAGTAGAAAGAGAAGAGCAAAGCTTTACCAAAGTTGTTGGTGCAGATGGAACAACATCACGTGCCAAATCAAACAACAGATCTGGAAGCTTGACAGTAACATTAAAACAAACATCACCATCAAATGACGTTTTGTCAGCATTATTGCAACAAGACGAATTAACTAATGATGCTGTTGTTCCTGTTTTGATCAAAGATAATTCAGGTGAGTCGAGATTATTCTCTGCTACTGGCTGGGTGCAAGGATTGCCAACAGTCGAATATGCAAAAGAAATCTCAAACCGTGAGTGGATCTTGGATCTAGCAGACATTGAGTTTGCAGTTGCGGGAAATGTTGCTATCGGCGGAGCTGAAGCTTAATTATCAAATCTAGAGGTGGAAAATGATAGAGTCAAAAGAAAAAACAATTAATGGGGTCACTTACATGGTGACCCAGTTTCCAGCAAGAAGAGCTCTGAGACTTCAGACAAAGCTTGTAAAATTATTAGCTCCAAGCGTGTCAGCATTAGCCGGCGGCGCTAACTTAAGTGACGTTAAAAATGTCATGGATGCTAAGATTGGCGGGGAAGTAATTTCCAAAGCCGTTACAACTTTAGTTGAAAGATTGGATGAAGATTATGTTGTTAATTTGATTATGGAATTGCTGGCGTCAACAAGACGTGAGGGCAAAGAAATATCAGAAGCGCAATTTGACATGATTTATGCCGGTAACTTTAAAGAATTGTTTCAGGCCTTATATTTTGTTGTAGAGGTTAATTTTGGCTCTTTTTTTCAAGACCTCCGTACTGGCAACCAAGAGTAATAGCTAGAGAGGGCGCCTCTAAGCGCCCTAAGCTAAATGGTAAACTAGATGAAGAGCTTGAAGGCGAATGGGCGGTATGGAGGTTGATATTTGAAAAAGTTGCAACGCTAGATGAGCTAGAAAACCTTTGGAGCCTTGATGACTTGCAAAGGGCAAATGCTCTTTTAGATATGAAAGTAAGCATGGAAGAGGAGCAAACGAGACAGATGGAGAAGAAAAAAAGGTAATATATGATAGTTAGAGAGTTAATTACCAAAATCGGCTTTAACGTAGATGAGCGCAAGCTCAATAATGTTACCAAATCCGTTGATCGCCTCAAGAACAGATTAAATGGTGTGGCTAACGCTGCGGCAATGGCTGGCACCAAATTTACGGCATTCGCAACCGTACCAATTGCTTTATTAGGGCGTAATCTTATTAAAGCCGCTTCAGATGCGGAAGAGACGGCCTCAAAATTTGGGACTGTATTTAGGGACATTTCAGATGAGTCCCAGGCAGCTGCACAGAATTTAGCTAAAAATTTTGGTTTAAGTAGAAGAGCCTCGCAACAATTACTAGGTGATACTGCTGACCTTTTAACAGGGTTTGATTTTACTCAAAAATCGGCACTTGATTTGTCAACGCAAGTTAATGAATTGGCTGTTGATCTTGCTTCGTTTACAAACTTTTCTGGTGGTGTTGAGGGCGCATCGGCAGCCCTTACAAAAGCATTAACGGGTGAGAGGGAAGCGTTAAAGTCGCTTGGTATAGTTATTAATGAAGAAAACATAAAAGCTCAAGTACTTAAAAACACGCAAGAAGGTTTAACCTTTGAAACTGAGCGCCAAGCCAAAGCATATGCAACAATTCAAATTGCCCAAAAGCAGTCTAAGAACGCAATTGGTGACTTTGCTAGAACCTCTGGACAATTCGCAAACCAACAAAGAATATTAGGTGCAAGGCTAGATGATCTTTCGGTTTCTTTTGGAAAAATACTGATTCCAATTGCACTTAAAGCAACAAAAGTTTTTATAAAGTTAGCTGAATTTTTTGAGGGTCTAAGCGACACAACCAAGTCTGTCATACTTGGAATAGGTGGTATAATAGCAGTTATCGGGCCATTGTTATTATTATTCGCAGGTTTAATAAAAGTCACATTATTTGTAAGCAGCGCATTTGCAGCACTGAAGTTAGCTCCAATAATTAC